TGGTATGCTTTATTGCTTACCATGATTACATTCTAGGACTTGAAACTTACAGAAACCTTACAAGCTAAATAATTATTTCTATCGTTATCCAGGACTTGATAGCTTTAGACTAATATGTCTTATGTCTATTGTCTTACATCTTATGTCTTATATAAGACCAATGATGTCTATGTTAGTAGATGCTAACTTAGTCTAAGGTGTATCTGAATAGGTGCAACATCACCCTACACACTAGCCTGTGGATAACTTTGTGGATAACCTGTGGATAACCTGTGGATAACTCTGATGTAAGTGCTTACTAACCTGGCTATAATGGTCTATGATGTAAGTGAGTACTTACTTCGCTATAGGGGGGTGGGGGTGGTTCTGTGTTGTAATGTTGTGGCAGCCTCTATAGCACACAAAAAAGTAAATGAAGACAGTGCTCTAATATTCACAAAAAGGTAAAATAGCAAATACGCCTATAAAGCTTTGATTACAATAATAAAAAATAATTTAATTTAGTCGTTGCTTAAATATTAGGCAGACACTGCACACTTCAGGTAAGATGTAGACCTATATTGACCTATAAAAACAATATAGACCTACATTGGACCTTAAGCACTTCAGGTTCAGCGGAGCACCTATAAAGCCTATGAAGTCCCGCTATTGACACTATGCTCTTTAGGTTCTATATAGTGTAATAACCCTATACTTTACTTATGTATATCTTAAGAATACTGTTCAGTTAAGTAAAAATGTGCTACACTCGCCTACATTGAACAAACAGCAACAAACACTCTATATAGCATCTATATAGCCCCCTGTCGGGAGACACCATATAGAATCTACCGTAAGGTTAGGTTACGAACAACAAGAAGAAGTAACCTCTTATAAAATACTTAGAGTAATATCAAAGTACAATCTAACGATAGAACTATATAGATATATAGGGCTTCAATTGTTTGTTTGTCTTTTTATTAACTTGTAGTTGTTGTCTTCCCCTATAGGGATAAAGGATACAATGTCGGATACAGAGAACCCTGTCGTAAAACCTAAACGACCAAAGATTAAGCGTCGTGAAGTTGTTGATGGCAAGCCTAAACGAGGTCGTCCCAAGAAGGCAGACATTCAAAAGAAAAAGAAGCCTGGGGTGGTCGGTAGACCTGTGGGTGATGCTGGTAGGATTGCAGAGTTTAAAGCACGGTTGTTAGCAACGGCTGGTGACAGTGTGATTACCAAGATTATTGAAACTGCCTTGACCGATGGACACCCAAGTCAAGGAGCGATGTTGAAGTTCTGTGGTGATAGGTTATTACCATTGTCTAGTTTTGAGAACAAGAATGGTACAGGCACTCCACAGATTAGTATTAACATCACTGGTATCAACAACCCTACGGTGTCCGCAGAAGAAACAGTGATTGATACGGGTATCACTGATGTACAGATTAAGGATGTGGAATAGTGGCTGAGTTAAACTTTCAGCTACTGAAGTGGCAACAAGAAGTCTTTAAAGACCCTACTCGCTTTAAGGTTATTGCTGCAGGTCGTCGTTGCGGTAAATCACGATTGTCTGCAGTAACTTTGTTGATTGAGGGTTTGAACTGTCCAGAGGGTTCAAGTGTGATGTATGTTGCACCAACACTCGGACAAGCAAGAACGATTATGTGGGACTTGTTGATGGATTTAGGTCGTCCTATTATCAAGTCTGCACACATTAACAATTTAGAGATTACTCTTGTTAATGGTCGTAAGATATTGGTTCGTGGTGCTGATAACCAAGACTCTCTGCGTGGTGTGTCCTTGACATACCTAGTGATGGACGAAGTAGCGTTTATTAAGCCAGAGATTTGGGAGAAGGTACTTCGTGCTGCTTTGTCTGACAAGAAGGGTAGAGCCATGTTCATTTCTACTCCGTCAGGGCGTAATCACTTCTATGAGTGGTTTCAGTTAGGACAAAGCGGAGAAGATGAAGATTGGAAGTCTTGGCACTTTACCACGGCTGACAATGAGACGATAGACAAGAAAGAGATTGAAGCAGCGAAGAGGACTCTGTCCAGCTTTGCGTTCAACCAGGAATATATGTCTTCCTTCAACAACGCTGGTGCAGGGTTGTTCAAAGAAGAGTGGATTAAGTTTGGAGAAGAACCTCCTCACGGTTCATGGTACATTGCAGTGGACTTAGCTGGTTTTGAAGAAGTCTCTAAGAATGCTGGTAACAGTAAGAAGAGACTAGACCAATCAGCGATTGCTGTGGTTAAAGTCACTGAAGAGGGTACATGGTATGTGGATAAGATTGAAGCAGGTCGTTGGGACATTCAAACCACCGCTGTGAACATCTTAAAGAACATTCGTGAGTATGAGCCACTGGCAGTCGGTATTGAGCGAGGAGCACTGAAGAACGCTGTGTTACCGTACTTAAGTGACTTGATGCGGAAGAACAACTGCTACGCACACATTGCAGATTTGACGCACGGTAACAAGAAGAAGGTAGACAGAGTTGTCTGGGCTTTGCAGGGTCGTTTTGAGCATGGTAGAGTTATTCTGAATGCTGAAGAAGACTTTGACGAGTTTGTGGACCAGCTACTCATGTTCCCTACTGCACAGGTACACGATGACTTACCTGATGCTTTGAGCTATATTGACCAATTAGCGGTGACGAGTTACTTCGCAGACGATGACGAAGATGACTGGGAAGCCTTAGATGTTGTATCAGGATATTGATGAAGACTTGTTCTAAGTGTAAAACAACTAAAAACTTAAAAGACTTTGCATCTCGTTCTAAATCAAAAGATGGAAAACGAAGTCAATGCAAAGAATGTGATAAAAAGTATAGAATTGATAATCAAGATGAAGTTAGAGAGTATCACTATCAAAACAGATATGGCATCTCTTTAAATGAATACAATAATAAACTAGAAAGCCAGAATTATTGCTGTGCTATTTGTGGTGCTGAAAACATAAGTAATGATAGAATGACAAAATTAGTAGTTGACCACAACCATACAACAGGCGAAGTTCGTGGATTATTATGTCATCCTTGTAATGTTACTTTAGGTGCTGCAAGAGAACGAGAAGATATTTTAATGGCTTGTATTAGTTATTTAAGAAGTTATAACAAAGGGTAAATATGGCTGAAAAGATTACAACTGTGCAATGGGACACTCCAACAGAGTCCGATAATGAACTTACTCAATTTGTAGTTTCCCATACGGACAGGTGGCGTGACCATCGTGATACCAACTACCTAGAAGACTGGAAGGAATATGAGCGTATCTTCCGTGGTCAATGGGCTGCAGAAGACAAGACTCGTGACTCAGAGCGTAGTCGTATCATTAGTCCAGCAACTCAGCAAGCAGTAGAGACTCGCCACGCTGAGATTGTTGAAGCCATCTTCGGTAACGGTGAATACTTTGACATCAAAGATGACATCGCTGATTACAACGGTAATCCTTTAGATGTTGAAGACATGAAGCTCAAGTTACAAGAAGACATGAGCAACAAAGGTAAGATTAAGAAAGCTGTTGACCAAGTTGAATTGATGGCTGAGATTTACGGTACAGGTATCTGTGAGTTAGTAGTCAAACAAGAAAAAGAGTTGATTCCTACAACAATGCCTATTCCTGGCTCTAACCAAGCTGCCTACGGTGTACAAGAAAAAGACTACTTCTGTGTGAAGTATGTCCCTGTCAACCCTAAGAACTTCTTGATTGACCCTAATGCCACATCAGTGGATGATGCGATGGGTGTTGCGATTGAGAAGTTTGTGTCTATTCACAAGATTGTTGAAGGCATGGAGAAGGGTATCTATCGCAAGGTAGACATCGGTCCTTATGGCGTGGATGATGACCTAGAGCCAACCCAAGAAATTACTCAGTACCAAGACGACAAAGTTAAACTATTGACTTACTATGGTCTTGTTCCTCGTGAGTACCTAGAGCAGTTAGAGAACGAAGGTGAAGAGGTTGTTGACTTGTTTCCTGAAGATTCTACCGCTGATAGCTATTCAGACTTGGTAGAAGCCATTGTCGTGATTGCGAATGATGGTTTGTTACTCAAAGCTGAAAAGAACCCCTACATGATGGAAGACCGTCCTGTCGTAGCCTATCAGGATGACACAGTTCCTAATCGTTTCTGGGGGCGTGGTACAGTAGAAAAAGCATACAATATGCAAAAGGCTATTGATGCACAGCTACGCAGTCACTTAGACAGCTTGGCATTGACTACAGCT